CCTTGGTGACCGACGTGCAGATTACCGGCCAAATCAAGTTGATGAAGCCGGTGCGCCACGCCTATCCGTCCTTGACGACTTATTTGAGTTCGGCGCTGGTGATCGGCGACATGCAGGCGCGGGTGAACAACCTGTTCGACCAGCAAACCTGGAGCAGCGTATTCAGCGATGCGTTGTCAGGATCGGCGGCCGGCGCGTCGTTCAACGACGTGCTCTATCCGATCGAAACCACCAATGCCGGCGCGATTCAAGAGCGTTGGGCAATCGTGTTTACCGGATCGACGGCATTCAACCTGTACGGCGAATATTCCGGGTTGGTCGCCAGCGGTACGACCGGCGTCGATTTGCAGCCGGTCAACCCGATTACCGGCGTGCCGTATTTCCTGCTCAATCACTTGGGATGGGGCAGCGGCTGGTCGGCCGGTAACGTGCTGCGCTTCAACACCATCGCCGCCAACTATCCACTTTGGCTTGCGCGCACCACTCTGCAATCCGATCCGGCCGTGTACACCGATCATTTCAAAATGCAAATTCGCGGAGACGCTAACTGATGGCAACACCCACAATCCGACTATTCCGCTCGACCGATACCGGCGCGCCGACGCTGTCCGGAACGGCCGGCGCTGTCGTATCCATTTTCGATGCTTGTTTGAAAGACGGCTACAACAGCAAATCCGTACAGGGCATTACCCGTTCGGGTTCTACCGCGACCGTTACATTCGCGACCGCGCACGGCTTTGCGGCTGACGGCTTGACAATCGTGCGCATCGCCGGCGCCTCGCAGTCCGAGTACAACGGCGATTTTCAAATCAGCAATGTCACCTCGACAACGTTTGATATTACGGTGACCGGCACACCGGCGACGCCAGCTACCGGCACGATAACCTGCAAGGTATCCCCGGCCGACTGGACCAAGGAATTTTCAGGAACTAATAAAGCGGTTTATCGAGCACCGAGCGGCAACCGGCTATTTTTGCGCCTGGATGATGCAAACCCTAATGCAGACAGCAATAAATCGGCCAATTTGCGTGGCTATGAAACGATGACGGACGTAGATACGGGTGTCGGCCTTTTTCCAACGATAGCGCAAAAATCATTGGGAATAACAATTAATAAATCTAGTACAGCCAATGGCACAACACGTGAATGGGTGCTGGTTGCTGATGGGTTTGAATTTTATTTTTGGTATGCAAATTATCAAACCCAGCAATACCAATACCGATTGTTTCATTTCGGTGATGTGGCATCTGAAATGTCATCTGATGCATATGGATGTTTAATTTTTGGCGACTATGGTTTTGATGTCAGTGATTTGTTTGAATCCACCACAGCTATACAGTTTATCTCTTCAGGTGGTCTTGCTTCTGACGCAGGGCATTATTATGCCAGGTCATATACTCAGATCGGCGCCAGTGTTCAGGCAGGTAAACTCGGAAATATTGCGCTAGGAACAAATCGAATAGGAAAAGGGGTGTTAGGCTACCCATCGCCAGCAAATAATAGTCTATATGTGTCGCCTATTTTTGTGCATGATAGCTCAGTAATACGTGGGCAACTTAAAGGGATTTATCAACCATTGCATACCAGGCCGCTGGGTAATGCCGCAGTAGTGCAAGCAAATGCGTCTCCGATAGGGCGCAGGTTATTTTCCATCTCGCAGACACAGGGTATTCGAGAATTAGCTGAGATTCATGTCGACATTGACGGGCCGTGGCGATGACCGGGTTAGTGCCGTTAGCGTTTAAAAGCCCAAGTCTTGGCGTCGATCCGGCGGCGATTCCACGGCTTGGTAAAACCATCTCCCTGCGCTACTTTGGCTTCAATACAAGCGCGCTGCATTGGGGCGGTCCTGGCGTTATATCCGGTATCGTGAAAATAGGCTCGACCGCCGTTAAACGCAAGGTACGCCTATATGAATCGAGAACCGGCATTCTGCTGCGCGAGCAATGGACCAATGATGACGGCAGCTATCAATTTACGCAATTACGGAAGGATTTGGATTACACCGTCGCATCGACAGACAGCGACGGTACCTATAACGACGTGATAGCGGCAAGAGTCAAACCGATTTAAATAAGGAGTCACATGGGTATTGCATTTGCAGACAGCTTGCGCACGGCGCGGGCCCAAAAAATCATCGACGCGATCAATGCCGGCGCAGGGCCGGGGACGATAAAATTTTACACGGCAACACAGCCGGCAAAAGGCGCGGCGATCACGACACAAACGCTGCTGGGCACGCTGACGTTTGCCGAGCCAGCCGGCTCGATCAGCAACGGCGTGCTGACCTTCGATACTATTGTCGACGACAGCAGCGCCGATGCCGATGGTTTGGCGACCTGGGCGCGCGTGCTCGACGGCGACGGCGCTTTCGTGATGGACTTGACCGTCACCGACAATGCCGGTGCAGGCCCGATCAAAATGCCGTCGACGCAGATTTATGCCGGCGGCATCCTCCACGTGACCAGCGCCGTGCTGACCGAAGGCAACGCGTAAGCCGTGCCGTACACCCCGCCGTCGGGAAATGCGGTTGACCTGATCTTTTCCGGCGCGTACACCGCGCCGGCGGGCAGTGCGGTCGAGCTAAACTTTAATCCGGCCGCGCCTGTCACGCATGAGGCAACGCTGGCCGGAGCGCTGGACGATGCCGCCTGTTTGTTTGCCGCCGTCGCGCAGGTGTCAGCAACGATCGATGCGGCGCTTGCTGATACTATGGGCGCGCTTGCCTGCGTGCCGATGGCGGCGGCGCAGGTCGCCGGAACATTAGACGACATAGCAGGCGACCTGTACGCAGTTGCATCGCTATCGGCCACGCTGGCAGCAGTCCTCGACGATGTTGCGCCTGCAGTGGATGCAACATGGTCAGCAGGGGTATGGCGAGGTCTGGAAACGTCGCGCCGATCGCTGCACGCCGATCAATCGTCTCACGTCGACCTGGAAATATCAGGAATTTTACGGCAGGCCAGAAAAACGATCGCGCAACGCCGACAAGCATGGGGCCAAATAAACCCGTTGCCAGCGTCCGTCGACGCGGGCTGGACCCAAGTGCCGACACGGCGCGCGGCGTTGGTCGACGGCTGGGACAAAGTGCCGTCAAAGCATCAACACAAACGCGGCGGCTATCAAGCCGCGCCGCGCCGAGCGGTCGACGGTATGGCGACGTGGCAAGCGGCCCGCGCAATCGACCGCGAGAGCGCATCGAAATACGTAAGCCCGCCGCGACAAGCCGATGACTTTTTCGTCCGCTATGGCGGTGCAAGGCGCGTCGGCATCGAAACCGACGCGCAATTCGGTATCGGCACGCCGACCTGGTTGCAAAAATTCATCGCGCCCTGGGGCGTTGCCGATCCGCATAGCTGGATATTCGGCGGCTGGTTTTACCCGCCGTTGCCGCCGCCACCGCCTTATGTGCCGTCGACGGAATTGGTTTTTTACCAGCGCGCCGAGGATTATACCGGCGGCGCGATTTTAGAATTCAACCGGCCGTGCTGGGCATGGCCGCTATTCAAGGCCGATACCCATATCAGGCCGGGAGCAATCATTGTGCTGCATACCATCCATGTCGTCCGCCTGCCCGATCTAGTCAACGTGCCGGTGCTGTCCGTGCAGTTGCAGTTTGACATCGATAGCTGGGCCTGGGGCGTCTCGCTAAGCCTGCAAACGGCGGCGGCCATCGCCTTGCTGGAGCCTATCGACGGCGAGCCTGTCCAGGTACGAATCAACCTGGACGGCTATTATTTCCACGCGCTGATCGAATCCTGGACCGAAAGCCGGCAGTTCGGCGAAACCACCTACACCGCTACCGGCCGCTCGCCGCTGGCCCTGTTCGCCTCGCCCTACGCGCCGATCCGCTCGCACCTTGAACCCGATCAGATGACCGCGGCGCAACTGATCGACGCCGAGCTGGCTAACACCAACTGGTCGGCGGCCTATCATGCTGACCTGCTGTTGCTGTGCACGTCGGAATGGCTGGTCCCCGGCGGCGTCTGGAGTTATCAAAACAAATCGCCGATCGATGCCGTCCTCCAGGTTGCAGGTGCGATTGGCGCGCGCGCCTACTCCGACCGGACCAGCAACCTGGTGCGCATCGAGCCGCGCTATCCGATCAGCCCGTGGAATTGGGCGGCCGCCACCGCCGACAAAACCATCCCGCTGAGCGTGGCCAGATCGGTCTCGACGCAACTGACGCCTCAGCCCGACTACAATCACATTTTCGTCTCCGGGCAAAACCAAGGCGTGTTGGTTTCTGCCTATCGCCAAGGCACGGCCGGAGACAGGCCGGCGCCGATGATCACCGACAGCCTGATCACCTACGCCAACGCCGGCCGCGAACGCGCGCGCAACCAGCTATCCAATACCGGCCGCCAGGCGCGCGTCACCATTGATTTACCGTTGAACGAGGTCACCGGATTGATCGAGCCCGGCCAACTCATCGAGGTGTCCGATGCGATACCGTGGCGCGGCCTGGCCGTCGGCACTACTATCAGCGCCGCGCATGGCGCGATCGGTCAGCGCGTCGAAATCGAGAGGCACTATTCGTGAACGTTTACCGGCAATTTCAAGCGCTGATCCCGGCCGCGTCGCAAATCATCGCCGTGGTGCAGGCCGAGCATGCCGACGGCACGACCACCTGCCTGACGCTAGACAATCAATCGATCCGCGTGCGCGGCGTCGCCGGACGCGCCAACGGCACGCAGGTTTTCATCACCATCGACCCCAAACTGGGCGCGGCCATCACCAACAACGCCCCCGACTTGCCGGGGTATGTCGTAGAGATTTCTTAATGATACTGATTGAACAACTGAAATTTGAAGAGGGCCTGCGCCTCACAGCCTATCGCTGCCCTGCCGGATTTAAAACCATTGGCTACGGCCACAACCTCGACGCCAACCCGAAAACGAATGACGGCGTGCGCATCCCCGACAAAATATCGGCCGCCTTTGCCGAAGATTTACTGGGGGATGATGTCGACAAAACCAGGGAAAAATTGCGCGCCGCCTGGCCGCGCATAGAAGAGTTCGACGCCGCCCGCCGCGACGCCTTCATCAACATGGCCTTTCAATTGGGGGTCAATGGCTTTATCCGCTTCGAGCGCCTGCGCGCGGCCGCGCTGGCCCGCGATTGGCCGATGGCATACAGCCAGGCGCTTAAAAGCAACTGGGCCGCGCAAACCCCGGCGCGGGCCAAGCGCGTCGCGTTGCAGATTTTGACCGGTAAATATTACCAGGCGCCTTAAAGACAAAACCCCCGGAAGCCTGCCAGCCGCCGAGGGTTTCTGATTCGCCACCTAACATAACTTAGGTAAGAACACAAATGCAGGGCAAGTATAACAGAACTAAACTAAAAATACATCCGGTGAAAGGTATGGAAGTTGACACCCCTGCATCGAAATGCTTAGCTCACTATATCGGCGTCTCATTGGTTATTTGCGCCTTGGCATTGCTGCTCAACGTTATCCGTTGGTGGTGAACGCGCGCCGCGCGTTGAATGCCAGCGAATCGCCGATGCGATCCGATGCGGCTTTGATGATACCCGGCAAATCGTTCAATGCAATCGCACCGCCAGGCTCGCTGATGAGTTTGGCCAGTTCGCCGCTGGCAGCGGTGAAGGTGGATTTTGAAACAGGCGTAATCGTGACGGCCTTATCAAACCAATCGACCACATAGCGGCCTCTGGTATCGGCCTTGCCTTCAAAAATTAAGGTGATCATACTGGCGCCTCCATTCAGGCTGATGGTGATGCTGTTATCGGCGGGCTTGGGCTCGGCATCGAGCAGCTCGCCTTCCAGCGGCAGGCGGG